GTCCCGATGCCGACTATCACGACGGCGAAGGGTGGAGCGATCGGCGTGGCGAAACCGTTTCTCGTGAAGCTCCGAGGCACCAACGACGCGGCCACGCTCGATTCACCAGCGCCCACGATCACCGCGGGCGGCACGCACCTTGGATTGGCGGAACCGTTCTTGATTCACGCCGCGCACGCCGGCGAGCGCCGGGCGCGCAGCGTGGACGAGCCATTGCCGACGATCGCGGGCAACCGCGGGGACATGGCGCTTTGCCAAGCTGCGTTGCTGCCACAACAGGGCGGCGGCGTGCTCCGGCCGGTGAGTGAGCCGGCGCCCACCGTCGCGACGGATGGCGCGATCGCGCTCGTGGAGCCGTATCTCGTGAAATATCACGGCACCGGCGGCGCTCGTGCCGTCACGGCACCGCTCGATACCGTGACAACGCGCGATCGCTTCGGGCTCGTCCGGCCGGTTGTCGTAGTGGACGGCGAACGCTACTTGCTCGATATCCGCTTCCGGATGCTCCAGCCGCACGAGCTGGCCGCCGCGCAGGGGTTCCGGCGCGATTACAAGTTTTCCGGCAACAAGAGCGAACAAGTGAAACAGATCGGCAACGCCGTCCCGCGCGGCCTGGCGCGCGCACTCGTGCTCGCTGCGCTGACTCAGCGCAGCGACGTGCGCGAGCTAATCCGCCAGTGTGATGCCGCGGCCTGAACGCTGATTGTTCGCCGGCGAACATCGCCGCGCCGGTCGCCGCCAATCGCAAGTTTGACGGCGGCTTTGTTTTTGCTGTCCGAGCCGTCCGCGGCGGTTCCGGGCCTTGATACGCGCGCAACTATAAATGGCCGCGCGCTGGAAACTCGTCTAATCGTTCATCCGCGAAGCGACGGAGGACGCGAATTTCGCTCCCGTCGCTGACGTTGCTACCGTTTACGGGAAGCTGCGCACGATCCAGCGCGGCGCCTACTCTGTCGGCACGGCCGAAAGCGGGCTCGTGCAAATCTCGTCCAAGATCGGCGAGACGGAGTTTTCCTTTTCTATTCCGGATGGGCTTTCCCCGGCGGAGATTATGGAGACGGCGGAGACCGCGCTCCAGATCATCGAGGGCAAGGCGAGCGTCGCGGAGATCCGCGCGTTGCTTGTCCGGCGCAAAACCACGTTGGCCAACTTTCGCACGCTTCGCCTATGAGTCGCGCACCTGTCCTTTACGACGGCCGCGGCCGCGCCATCACCGGCGGCCTGAGCCGTCGCGGTTACGTCCCCGGCGGTTTCCTCGCGGCCGGCAACTCCCGTCGCCGCTCGTGGCTGCCTGGCATGCTCACGGATGGGCATCGCGAATACGGCACCCAGCCGCGCCGCGAAACGCAGCGCAAGGCGCGGTTCATGAAGAAAAACGTGGGGCTCGTGCGGGGCGTCGCCAAGAGCCTGATTGACCACGCGATCGGGCCGGGCGTCTTCCCGCTGCCGTCCACGAAAAACGAGGCGTGGAACGAGCTTGCGTGGAATTGGTTTTGGGAGCTCGCGAAGATTTGCGAGGTGTCCGGCACGATGACGCTTTGGGAAGTCCAGCGCGATCGCACCGACGCCAAGTTTTACGACGGCGAGAAATTCACGCTCCACGTCCAAAGCACGAAGGGTTGGCCGCAACTCCAGCTCATTCGCTCGCACAACTGCGGCAACTACGGCGTGGACGAGGCGGACGGCTGGATCGATGGCGTGCAGGTGGATTCCGTGCTCCGGCGGCGGGCCTTCCGCTTCCGGCTGCGCGGCGATGACAATTACGTCACCGTGCCGGCGCGGAGCGTGGTTCACTCCTACATGCTGGAGGATTCGGACGACGTGCGCGGAAAAACCGCGCTCATGCACGCGATCGATTCCCTCAACGACATGCTGGACTCGCTGTTGTTGGAGATGGACGCGCTCAAGGACAACTCGCGCGTGTCGCGTGTCATCAAGACCGAGAGCGGCGAGGATGAAGACGACATCAAAAACCGGCTGACCGGCGGCTCCGGCGATGGCGAAGACGACGCGGACGACGGCACCGGCCTGAAACTGGAGGCGATCTTTGGCGCCGAAATCGTGCGGCTCAAAAAGGACGAAGAGCTCACGAGTTTCGCGAGCTCGCGCCCGTCGCCGACGTTCACCGGCTTTCTCGATTGGCTCGGGAAGCTCGTCACGAACGGCTGTGGTTTCCCTTACGAGTTTGCGTGGAACCCCAACGACCTGAAAGGGCCGGGCGTCCGCCTTGTGCTGGAGAAAGTTCGCCTTGCTGTGGAAGAGTGGCGGCGAAACGAGATCCAAGACACTTATCCGTTTTACACCTACGCGATTTCAACCGCGATGGATTTGGGCGAGCTGCCTTACAATCCGGAGTGGTTCAAGTGCGAGTGGATCGGCGGCGCGCCGGATGTGACGATCGACAAGGGCCGCGACGCGCAACAGGACCGCGACAACATCAAGGCGGCGCTCGATACGTTCAAACGCTATTACGCGCGCCAAGGGCTGTGGTGGAAGACGGAGCTTCGCCAGAAAGCGAAGGAAGCCGCCTTCATCGCCGAGCTCGCCGAGGAATACGGCATCGATCCGGATCGGATCCACCTGCTGTTGCAGCAAGCGGCCGCGCAGCCGGCGGCGAACGATCAAAACTCGAGCCGCGGCGGCAAAAAGAAAACCGACACCTCGGAAGAAGACATGGGCGACACCGCCGAAGACTAAACCGCATTTTGCGCCATGAACTACACCCGCATTGTCCACGCCGTTTTCAACTCACCTTGGGCCATCGATCGTCCGTGGTTCGGCTCCATCTTTTCGTTGCTGCACTCGCGCGTGTTCGCCGGCGAACAATCCGCCGGGTGGTTCCCTGCCGAAGCTCCGCCGCGGCAGCTCGGCACGCATGACGATCCGCTCTTGCTCGTGGGTGGGCTCAACGCCGGCGGCGGTCGCGGCCGTGGCGGGCGGTTCGGCGTCTTCCGGTTTGGCAAGCGTTCGGACGGGCGGTTGATCAACCACTCGGCGCGCATTCACGCCGAAGCGGTCCGCCGGTGTGGCGGCGATGCCGGCACGTATTACCAGATCGTGCGCGAGGAAGAGGCGTCGCTCCCGGCCGGACAGATTCTCCACGTCTTCGGCTCCGGCGTCATCGGCAAGCACCTGTCCGCGATGGACGAGATTTGCTCTGGCGGCTTGTCGATTGACCGGATCCAAGAGTCCATCCGCGCCGGGCGCGACGATGACAAGGTTTCGGCGATGATGCTCCAGCTCGATACGCCGGGCGGCACGGTTAACGGCTGCACCGAAACCGCGGCGCTTTTGCGCGAGGCGAAGAAGACGAAGACGATCGCGTCTTTCAACGATTCGCTGACGGCGAGCGCGGGCATTTGGTGCACGTGCTGCGCGGATGTGGCCTACGTCACGCCGAGCGCGGACGCGGGATCCATCGGCGTTTATGCCGCGTTCATGGATTACACCGAATGGTGCAAGAAAAACGGCATCGCCGTGGACCTGATCACGGACGGCGGCAAATACAAGGGCGCCGGTTATCCTGGCACGTCGCTGACGGCGGAGCAGCGCGCGAAGATCCAAGCCGACGTGAAAGCGAGCTCCGACATGTTCAAGGCGGACATGCGCATGGGGCGGCCTGGCATCTCGGATGAGACGATGCAGGGTCAGTGCTTCACCGGCCAAGCCGCGGTTGACGCGAAGCTCGCGGACGAGCTCGTGTTGGATCTCGACGCGGCGTTGGCGGACCTCGCGAAAACCGTCTGATCCGTGGAACTCGTCTTCGAAGTTTTCGAGGGCTTTTTCATCGTCACGCCTTCGCTGTGTCTCGGGAAGAGCGATGCCGAATACGGGCCGGCGGATCGGTTCGAAATCCAACTCGGTTGGCTGTGGTTCAACGTGCGGCTGCTCTTTCCATGAAAAACCCTGCGATCGTCATTCCGGCCGCGTTGCCGGCATCCAGTCACGGCACGCCGCCGGAGCGTCGCGCCGCCCACGTCGCCAACCTGGCAGCGCTGGCCGCCGCCAACCCGGCGCAAGCGGAGAAAATCACTCAACGGACGCTCCGGATTCTCTCGGCGCCGCCCACGTGCGTGCGCGTGCGCCCTTGATACGCGCACACCTTTTGAACCACGAGCTTTCGCTCAACTCAACTCAACCTCCCTAAAGCACCATGTTCGGAGACAAACTCACCGCCGCGAATGCCAAGATCAATGCGCTCGTGGCTCTCATCGTCGCCTCGGGCTTCCAAAAAATCAGCGCGGAAGCCGTGGCCGATCCCAAGACCGAAGCGAGCGCGCTTCCGTCCGTGGACGATTTCAAGGCGCATCTCCAGACGCAGCAGAAAGCCGCGGTTGACGCCGCCGTTTCTCCGCTCAATGCGCAGATCGCCGGCCTCAACACGAAGGTGGGTGAGCTTGCCGGCAAGGTGGCGGACGCCGATATCCTCCGCGAAGGCATCACCGGCGCCGGCGTGAAGCTCGGCGATTTCGTCACCGCCGACAAGGCGGAGGGCAAGACGCCGGAAGACAAGGCCAACGCCGCGAAGGCGGCCAACGTCGCCACGGTCAAGGGCGCCATCGAGACCGCGATCGCTTCCAAGTCCGCGAAGCAGATCGCCGCGAGTGGCCATCCGAACGCGATCGATGTTCCGGCCGGCAAGCAGGAAGAGACCTCCGCGAGCAATCCCGGCACGCCGGAGAACGCCGAGGAATTCAAAAAGAACCTCCGCGCGATCAAGGATCCGGGCGATCGCCAAGCCTACTACCGCAAGCACAAGGCCAAGTTCGGCCTCTGAGCCGCCACACACCCGGCAGCTCCAACCGCCTCTCACGAACCGAAAATCCAAACTCAACCTCGTTCCGAAAATGCATCCCGTCTTGCTGAACCTGCTCGTCATCGTCGCGGCGCTGTGCGTCGCGTTTCCGCGGATCGCCTGTCTGTGCGTGAAGCACGCGGGCGCGGCCGCCTCCGTCGTTTTCCACAACGCGATCCCGGTCGCGTTCCGCATGCCGCTCCGTCTGTGTGCGGTCAATACGATCGACGCGGACCTGAAAGTTGAGGTGATCCTCGACACGTTCTTGGAAGCGCTCGTTGAAGAGCTGCTTTCGATCACCGCCTTTTCCACGGACCTTTCCTCCGATGCCGTGAACGAGGGCGAGGAAATCACGGTGGGTTACATCCCGGCTGCCGCGGCGGCCCGCACGTTTGATGGGAGTTACACCATCCAGGCGAGCGACTGGCAGAAGAAGAAAGTTGCGATCGATCAACACGAGTATGTCTCGTGGGGCTTGTCGGACGTTGACCTCTACAAGAGCTCGCTGGTCAACCTCAAGAACCAGACGCGCATGAAGGCGCAGTCCCTCGCCGAAAAAGTGATGGCGAACCTACTCGGCGCCGTCACCGTCGCCAACTACGGCGCTGCGGTGCTCACGACGGCAGCCGCCGGTTTCGATCTGGACGACGTTGCGGACCTCCGCACCGCCGCGCGCAAGGCCAAATGGCCGAAGGCGCTCCGCAATCTGATCATCGGTGCCGACTATTACGGCAACGTTCTCAAGGGCGACGTGTTCCAGAATGCCAACCAAGCGGGCGGCACCGGCGTTCGCGAGACGGGAGAGCTGCCGCGGTTGTTCAGCTTCCAGCCGTTCGAGTCGGAGGCGATTCCGGACAACGGCGAAAAGCTCGTCGGGTTCATCAACATGCCGTCCGCGATGGCGGTGGCGATGCGCTACCTCAAGCCGCGGCGGCCGGAAAAGTATATCGATGCGCGGCCGATCACGCACAAGGACACCGGGATCACCTTCGGTTTCCGGCAGGATTACGACACGAAGACCGGCGTGGAAGCCTACATCTTCGAGTGCAATTTCGGCAAGGCGGTCCTCGAACCCACGGCGCTCAAGCGCATCTGCTCGCCGTAACCTTCAAAGCGTCCAAGAGACGACATTACGCCACGCGGTTTCGCCGGGCTCCGCCACAAAGTCCGAAAAGCCCGGCGCCTTTTTTCAACCTCAACTCGTAATCCTCACTCGTCATGGCCAAGAAATACATTCTCACCGCTCCGCCCACTCACCCGGACGGAACCACGATCGGCGAAACGACGGCTGATAAAGCCGGCTTCCACGGGGCTGCCGTGGTCCAGCGCGCCGGGGCGGCGCAAGTCGCCTTGCCGGCTGCCACCTACGCCGCACCCGCGGCCATCGCCGCGGATATCGCCGGGGGCGAGCCGCCCACCGAAGCCGAATTCAACGCCGCGCTCGCATCTCTGCACGCTCGCCAACGAGCTGCGCGCCGCCCTTGTCGAAAAGGGCACCATCAAGGGCGCCGCCTAACGCGGCCGCCGCGTCGTAACCCTTAACGCCGCTCACATGAAGCTCGCCACCGTTCTTGCCAAAACCGCCAGCGGATGGAAAACGATCCACGCTGGCGAGGATATCGTTGCCATCCGAAAGGCATTCAAGGCGATCAAGGTCGCCGGGGTGCATGTCGTGGGCAGCGAGCCCGCCGAAGTCGCGTTCTATTTCGACTCCGGCGGGACCATGATGCGGAAGATCCTCCGCACACCGGAAGAGCGCGCGGCGGTGGATTCCTCGCGGGAGCACGGCATCGCGGACATTGCGGACGCGGAGCGCGCTCGCGCGGATGAAGCGGCAGTCAAGGAAGGGCGCGAAAACGCCGTCGCGATCGCCGAAAAGGCGGTTGCCGTCATCGCCACGGAAGTGGTGAAGGCGGCTTCGCCAGCACCGGCCGCGGCGCCTGGCGTCGTCACGCCGAGCGCTCCGGCCGCGCCGGCGAGCTCGTCCACTCCAGTTCCGGCGGCTCCCGTGGCCGCGGCGACGGAGGATGACGACACGTCCGATCCGGAGGCTCGCTTCGGCGGCAGCCGG